CGGCAGCCGGAGCCGGTGGAGCAACCGTAGCGTCTGGTAGGCTGCTTGCCGACGCGGCCCGTCCACTGTGCCCCGCACGTTGATCGTAAGCGGGCGATTGTAGACGTGATCTGTGATCGGCGCGCCGCCCTCGATGGGGTGGTCTGTCACCTCCGCTTCCAAGGTCACGCGCTCGCTCGTGAAAACGTCAACAGACAGGAAGCCGATAGCTTTTCCACCGATTCCGCCAACGGCGCTGAATATGAGATTGAGGGCCATTATTTGGCCTCCAAGGCATTTACTGCCGCATCAATTTGCCGGTCCATTTGGCGTTCAAACTCCGTGCGAATAAAGTCAATTTGCTCATCGCTGGTGCCCGGCGGAACAGTAATGTTGACGCGGCGATTGTCGGTAATGCGCACTGGCGCAGGCGCCATCGAACCCCCAACACCCGCCATGCTCGGTTGAGCCATCGCGTCGGGGATGCCTATTCCGGATAGTGTCGAAGCGATATCATTGGCAATCCTGCGCATTTGGGGGAGAGCGCCGCCGCTTTCGGGGGCAACATCGCCTTCCACTGCCATTCTCGGTTGAGCAAAGCTCGGTTGAGCCACCACGTCTGGGATACCTATCCCGGATAGTGTCGAAACGATATCATTTGCGATCTTGCGCATTTGGCGCAGGGCGCGGTTGTGGGCGACGAACTGCCCGCCGCTTGCATAAAGCAGTTCCTCGCCCGCCTCGCCAACGCGAACAGGTCCAGCGTTAACTGGACCGCCACGGCGCCGAGGCTGCGGCGTTAGCTGCCCTTGGATTCGCTGATTGAGAAGCTCTTGCTGATCGATCTCATTTGGCAGTGTCTGGCTTCGATCGCCATCATCTCTCAAAGATCGGATTGCATCAGAGCCTCTGCGCACAACCCACTGCAAAGCCTCTACAACAGGCCTTATACGCTCCCAGACCGATTCAAATGCGCTGCCGATGGAGTCAAGTATACTGTCAAAGGCGCTGCTAAGGTCTTGCCATGCGGCTTTAATCGGGTCCAGAAAACCCATCGCCTGAAGTATGGGCTCAATGACAGACCACGCGGCTTCGAAGTGGCCGGTGATGATCTCGAACCAGCCAACGAAGGCATTCTCAAGCCCATTCCACATCCGATAGGTGGCGTCGATCATGCCGTCCATGTCGAGCAAGAAAACGCTCGTCAGATACTCACCAAATCCGGCGAATACGTCGATGACGCCGTCAATGTTCCTTTTTAAGCCGCTCGCGATGCGACCCGTGGCACTAGAAAAATCACTCGCCGCCTTGCTCCATGTGTCCATGAAGTCAGACGCGGCAGCTTCGTTTCTTTGAACCCATTGAGAAAGCTGGCGCGTGGCTTCAACCAGAGCTACGCCAAGTAAGACCAGAGGAAACCGCCGGATTGCCCAACCCAGCCCCCTTATCGCTGTGGCGAGCAGGAACACCCCGCCAGTCATGGCAATAATATCTTGCAGCCATTCCGTCATGCGATCGGGATCGGCCCCCAAAAACTCGGCCACCGCATCGCGCAGGCTGCCAATCAGGGCGACAAACTCATCAAACGGCCCAAGGAACCGCTCGATAAGACTCGGCTGCCCCTCCATCCAGGCCGAAATATCATCAAGCGCGGCCACTATGCCGAGCAATATGACAACGCCCGGAAACCGCCGGAACGCCGCAGCCAATGCCGCAATCGCAACAGCCGCATCGCCGCCGCGCGGTATCAGGTTGTTGAGCGTGTCCACAAATCCGGTGATGACGCTCCATATCCGGCCCATCAGGCGGCCCAGCCTGCCGACGCTCTCCGTTATCAGATCAAACGCCCGATGCGCGCGTTCAAGAATAAGCTCCCGGTTGAGCACAAGGAACTCGGTGAACGAATCCATCATCGGTTGGAAAATCGGCATCAACCGCGCGCCGATCTGCAAGCGAAGCCCGCTCAACACCGTGCGCATGTTGGTCATGCTGTCGGTGAAAAGCTCAGCCGCCTTGGTCTGCTCGTTCGTCAGCCCCCCGCCCAGAAGCCGGAACTCCTCGCGCAGATCACGGATCTCGTCGCCGCCCTCGGCAAGCGCCATCGCCAGACGCCCACCAGACCGGCCGAAGAAATCCTGCGCAATCGCCGCCTGCTGAGCCGCATCCTCGGCCTGCGACATCGCGTCCGCGACCTCGGGCAACAGATCCGACATGCCCCGGAACTCGCCCTCGCTATCGCGAAGGCTAATGCCGAGATCCTCAAACCGATCTCGCGCCTGCCCCGTGCCCTCGCGCGCCTGCCCGAGACGGCGATTGAACCGCTCTAGCGCAGCGTCAGCCTGACCCTGCGAAACGCCCAGCCGGTCAAACGCAAACCGGTATTCCTGTAGCTCTTCGCTCGCAAGCCCAAGCTGGCGCGACGTTTTGGCAACCTCATCGCCATACCGCGCCGTATCAACCGCCAGCTTTGCGGCTGCACCCGCCGCCGCCACAAAAGCAGCACTTGTAGCGACAACGGTTTTTTTAAGCCCAGCCATGCGGCGGTCAAAACGTGAGACCTTTTGATCGTCAGCATCAAAGCCTAGGCGGGTAATAAGCTCACGAACAATCAACGCTTATTCCCCTTTTGCTTGTTTTTTCGATCCCGCTCTCGCTGGATGTCTTCCTGCATGTCAAGGATGGCATTGGCTTTGCGGATATCATCAAGACAATAGTTCGTGTTGATGTCATGCATTGACGCAAAGCCTTCGCTAACCAGCCTCCACACGGGCCATTCCTGCCTTAGCTCTGGGTCGAGTTTTCCGGGGAGTTCGCCGTCACGCTTTTGAGTGCGCCGCCCAACCCAAAATCGGCGATCCCGAAAAAATTGTTAGCCCGGATTACGCCGACAATCGCCTTGACCATCTCGGCATAATTCCCCGCATACACGCGATCAATCACCCCCGGCTTGAGGTGCTGGCCTTCCCTTTCCGTATTTGACAACAGCGCGGCGACCAGTTCGCCGTTCGGGTCGTGCTCTGCAAGCGCATCGGTCAGCTTTTCAACCGCTGCACCCACAGCGCCAAGATTGATCTCTGCGTCCATGAGAGACTTTGCATCCTCATCAGGCAATGCTGCCAGCCCTTCTTTGACAGAAGGGCCGAGGATCTTTGCCAGACGGATTTGAAGTCGCCACCCTTGCATTCCCAAGAAAGGATGGAACGAATAGTCATGGCCGTTGATTGTTTCTTTCACTGCATCAGCCATTAAATTGCCGCCTCAGTCGGTGAAAACTCCATGCGCAACTGGCCTGTGCCAATCGTCCATTCACGGCCTGCGCTTTCGCGACCGCCGCCTTGGCTCGGCGCGGATTGCACCGTGCAGGCGTCGGACTGGGCGGTTGTGCCGCTATTGTTGTCCTTGAAAAAGAACGGCTCGATCCCGCCGTTGTTGTTGCGGAAATCGTTCATCATCTCGGACAAGAACTCGTTGGCCGGCGATCCTTCGTTGAGCGTGAATGTCACGGTCGCCAGATGGTTGTTCGTGCGGTTGAAGACGACGCCATTGCCGTCAATATCAACCTGCTTTGTCATCTGATCCTCATCGAACTCGATCGTGACCTCTGAGCCGTCCTGAAACCCACTGATCGGGAACCCCCCGATCGTCATGAAGTGCTGCGCGGCATCGTAGATAAACGTGCTTGCCATTGCTCATATCTCCTTTGCTTAGGCGACCACGACGCCCTGAATGTTCACGAACTTGATCGCCCCAGCGAGCGGCGCCTCAAAGCTCACATCCCGCAGAATGCGATTGGCGCGGTCGCCGAAGTCGGTGTTCTCGCGAAGCGGCGTTGAAAGCTCATAGGGGTCTGCGAGAAGACCAATGCTGACAGCACGGTCCAGACGATCGCGCACAACACCTTCAACGCGTGCGATCCCCTCGTCGGTGTAGGGCACCTTTGAACGTCGGTCAGCGGCGCGGGTCATGAGCTGATAAACGTCCTCGGCAAGCCGCGTTTCAAGCCATGCAACGCCGTGCATGACGTCGCCCCATTCGCCGCCGGCCATCTTGCCGCCCATCGCGCGCGTGTTGCCCGCTGCGGCGATAAAGAACTCCGCGTTCTTTTCTTCGAGGGTGTTGCGTTCGGTCGTGGTGAAGCTGTCGCCGGGGATGCCGACAATCGGCTGATCGTGCCAGGCCGCCGAGCCGGGGCCGGTGGTGCGGCTTTCCGGGATGGGCAGCACGCGGCCCAGCATCGCCATGTCGGGATAGGCTTCCGCGCCAAGCGAATGGTAGATCACGCGCGCCTGATCGAGATTGGCGTTTTGCAGAACGCTCGCGATGTCGGTGTCGTCGTTGGGATCAAGGATCGCGGCCTCATCACTCACGAACCAGGCTTGCCGAAGCCCCGGCAGCGCGGAAACCGTGTTTGCGACATCTTGGTATTCTTGGGAGTCGCGGCTTTCGATTGCCACCGCAAACCACTCATCATTGATGTCCCGGATTTCGCTGATCGCGTCGGAGTAGCTTTCAAGCTCATCCTTGAACCCGATCACAAGCTCGCGCGGGCGCGGCTGTTGTTGAAAAAACGCTTGAGCTGCTTCGTATTCCGGCGTGCTCGAAGCGTAGACCGCCTCAACTTCATCCATGTCCGCATAACTCGCGGCGCGAACCCCTTCGTCTGTCGTGCCGATAAAGAGCGGCACTCCGAACCCAAGGCGCGAAACTGCGGACGTGTCCCGCAGAATCTCGACCTGAACCCGATCCCGGATCAGTGAAATTGCCATGTTTTACTCCTGCGGTTGATAGTCTCGCGCATCGACAGTTGTGCCGATGTCGCCGTCGTTGCCGGACCATTCGACAGCCTCGATGCTGCCCGGCTCGTAAGTGATTTCGCGCACCGCGCTCATCGTCCAGTCCATCACAACCCGAGGCTCCCACTGCGTCCCGACGATCTCATCAACGGTGCTCGGCGCGAGAGAAACGCGGTTGAAAGCGATCTGCCGTCCCAGAAAATCAACCCGCCGCTCGCTGAAATAAGCCTCGTCGAGCATGTGCTGCGCGATCGTTTCTGCCTCAAACGCGTGATCCACACGCCCGAAAACCTGCAATCCAAGCGTGAAGGCATGCCAACGAATGGCCTGCTCCTCGCCGTCGCAATTCACGCCGTGTTGGCGCCAGTGCGCTTGCTCCTCATTCTCCGTAATCCGCATTGTCACGCAGGGCTTCGGCGGCATCGGCGCGTTCGGGTTACGGTAAATCACCGTCACACCCTCGGGCGCGATAGCCTCAATCCATTGTCGGATTTTGTCGTATGTCTGGATCATTCCGCCGCCCGCCTTGTGACGATATATCGGCGATGATCGATGAGGCGGTTTTGCCAGTCCGCGCGGGCCGTGACCTCGTAGTCAGCCCCGCGTATCTCAACGATATCCGCGTTTTGGTCTCCGGCCTCAGTCGCGATGGTCAATTCCGCATCGGTATAGATCCGATACGCGCCGGTCAGCCTGCGCCCTTCGGGCAGCATTTCCATGTCATCTTGCCGCGCGGGCTGAACGCTAGCCTGAATGGTGATGGAGCTTTCACTGCCCTCGACCCACTGACCATTAACCCACGACCCAGCAGCCCGCCTGCGGACTGTTATTGGCCCCCGCAATGCATCGAACATCAGTCGTCGTGCACCCAGCGTATAGACGACCGCAGCCGCCCCGTATCAATCAAAGGGTTAGCGCTGCCCCGCTTGCGCGCGATCGTGCTCGCGGCGTTCGGCGGGGCGCTCAGCGCCGTCAGAAACTTCTGCACCTGGTCTTGATGTGTCTCGCCCAGCAGCCCCAGCGCCTGCCGTTGATCCATGTCACCATCGAGCACACGCCCCCACAGCGCGGCGGCTGTGTTGCGCAGCTTGGATCGGTTCTTGTCAAATCCGGCCCGGATATAGCTGCGCTCAGGAACCCTGCCGTCAGCCGATCCGAATTCGTTTACCGCCGCGATCAGCAGCATATCCGCGCCCTCGTCGGACGTTCCGGCATCACCCATCACGCCGACCTTGACGCCCCCGCTTTTCTGGACTTCCCGCTTGATGCGGTTCCAGCCCCGGTCGATGTCCTGAACGGTCACATCAGCACCGTGCGGGCCGCGAAGATGTATTGCCTGCGAAGGCGCACGAGTTCCGCGCCGTAAGTCGTTGTTTGCAAAACATCCGTCCCCATCGGATCAACCCGACCATACCCGATAGACAGATCGCCTTCCTTGAGACTGTTGACCCCGCCCGACACTCCTTTGCGCTTTGAAAGCGTCATCATGTGCGCGGCCAACAAGGCCACGGCATGATTGCGAGCAGACCTGAACACCGCGCCGGTCTGCGCTTCCGCAAGCTCAAGGAAGGTATCGCGCCCGACAACTTCGCTGAGCTCGGGCGCAATATCCTGAAGTATTGCGGATGGCGTCTTCATTTCGCGGCAGCCTCGATCTTCTCGATTTGCTCTTTCGCCGCCCGCGCAACCGTAACGCGCTCATCGTCGGCAAGCTGCCGAAGCCAGGCCATGTCGTAGACCTCAGGCATATCGGCGACCANCTCGGACGCGAGCTTGTCGCCCGGATCACGCTCCGGCTCAT